GAAGACGCTGTGATTGCATGGGTACAAGCATCTTTAGATACAACAGCACTCGAAGCATCACTAGACGCAGACCTAGCGGAACAAGCTAGTCCGTCTGTGGTTGTTGGGACACCTTGGTAATAAAAGCAAGGCTACCTTTAGCACTGCTTATTTTACTGTTAGCAGCACCTGGTTACTCACAGACAAACCAGGAGGGCAGCCTGAATAACAGCTATGGTCAAGAATCAACAGTAAATAGTCATAATAAAAACTCTGACACATCAACAAGTAACACCTACAATGGTGCAGGAAGCAGCAGCGAAATCCCACCCCCAAGTGCCATAAGCCCTAGTTACATAAGCAACGGTGTAGAGACCTGCCTACAAGGTATAGGTTCCTCTGTACAGACCGTGGTCGTGGGTTGGTCTAAGGGTAAGTACAAGGCTGATGAAGACTGTAATAGAAGACGTGATGCTGCCCTATTGAAGACACAAGGCATGATGGTGGCTTCTGTAGCCAGGCACTGCCAGAGTCTAGATGTGTGGAAAGCCATGTTTGTTAGTGGCACACCATGTCCTCTATTGTCTGGTGGTAAGTTAGTAGTTGGAAAGAGAGCGTACCTAGTAATGAAACGGCAGCCTGAAGTTTATATCCCGGACTATGGTCCTAAAACTAAAGACTGGTACAACACAATACTCAAGATTGGAGAACCTCTCGATGAAGATAAAGAAGATATTACCTCTATGTCTGCTAAGTTCAGGCCTAGCAGCAAATGAGTTAGACACACTTATAGACGCATCTGGGGCTATATCAAAGCAGATAGAAACAGCTAGTCTAATCATTGGTGCAGCCACAATGTATGGACATACAGGCGTTGGAATGTCTACTGGTAATCTATCTGAGCAAGCCCACATTAGCACAGAGCAGCTTGACGCTTACAACGCAGCTCTTCAGGGTATGGTTAACTTTAAGCCTTATGGCGATGTTCAGACTGTCCTCGAGGAAGCTGCTTACCAGGAGATTGAGCTTTTAGATCAAGCAGTTACAGTGTTCACCGAAGTCGCTACAGAGCTAATGGTTGCTGTAGAAGTTAATGAAGCTGCTGTAGAAGCTGTATCACCTGTAGAAAAAGAACAGGTACAAATATTAGTAGCTACTAATGATCTAACTATAAGCCAGGAGTCTGTTGATACATTTAACAGTAGTCTCGACCAGGTGGAAGAACATGCAAATACGGCTAGTGCTTACCTGGCTGTAAGCCAAAACAAAGAAGCTGTAGCGTTCCTATCTCATGGAGCTGAGAATAATAACAGTAACGCTGACCTGTCTAGTGTCTCCTACGATGCTAATAGACAGTGGGTCTCTATGTCTTGGAACAATACCAACAATGCTTCTGCTGTTTATTTGAACGGTCAGAACTTTGGTCTTGACCTGTATATGACAGATGCAGAGGTCCTGGCAGCAGGAACTACATCTGAGTACTACAACAGCAGCCTGGTAGCTAATGGTTACAACTGCTATGTAAATCAAATGGAATGTGACATATGAGCCTAGCAGACACTGAGTTAACTATAGGTAAGACAAAGTTAAAAGGTATCTGGATAGCTATCGTAATTACTATAGGGACATCCATTGGTGGCACAGCGTTTACTGCAAGCACTCTTTACTCAAGACTAGAGACTGTAGAAGCTAGGTCCATACCTAACATTCAACCACTACAAGAAAGTATTACTTTGATACAACAAGAGCTTAAAGACAACAATGTCTCACAGCTCCAAGGCAAGCTAGCGGAACTAGGTGTCAACCTGGCTACTATTGCCAAGCAGCAAGAAAAGTTACTTGAAATACAAACTGAAGTAACAGAGCTACGACAGAAAGTAGCAGAAATGGAATCAACTGTTACCCAGGCAAAACTATTGGCAGACAATATGTCTGACTTAGATTCCTCTATTGAACACCTAAAATCAGAGGCAGATTCCCTATGGCTAGCTGTCGATTATCTAGGTAATCCCCTCAAGTAACACACACCCTTTTATTAATACCCTCTAGACACCTAGACAACTTAGGAAATATCCCTATGACTGGACCTGAAAAAGATGTAATGGATGTTGCTGCAGCATCTACTGGACTACTATCCCTGGCAGCTTGGCTACCGCCTACTGCTTCATTGTTTACCATTATCTGGCTAGGCATAAGGATATATGAAACTAAAACCTTCCAATCTGTATCAAACAAAGTGAGAGCAAAGATAAATGAATATAGAGCGAATAAAAGAAACTCTGATTAAACACGAAGGCTTAAAGCTAGACATGTACAAATGTAGTGCAGGTGTCTGGACTATTGGTGTAGGACATAACCTGGAAGACAAGGGCATATCTAAACGTGTTGCAGAAATAATGCTAGCAGAAGATATTGGCGATGCCCTGGATGACCTTGAGAGAAACATTGTCTACTTCTATGACTTACCAGAAGCTGCCCAGGAAGCCCTGGTCAACCTAGCGTTCAATATGGGTATCCCCAGGCTCATGCAGTTTAAAAAGACCCTGGCATACCTAAGATCAGGTGACTATAAGAAAGCTGCAGATGAGCTGCTTGATTCACGCTATGCCTCCCAGGTTGGCTATAGAGCCCTGGAAGTAGCACAGATGATAAGGAGCTGCGAAGATGCTGAATGAACTCATAGGACCAGTGACAGGTCTTCTTGACAAGTTTATAGAAGACAAAGACAAAAAGAATGCTATTGCTTTTGAGCTGTCTACTATGGCAGAGAAACATGCACAGCAAATCTCCCTGGCACAAATAGCAGTTAACAAAGAAGAAGCAAAAGGTAACTGGTTCCAGTCATCCTGGAGACCTGCGACTGCCTGGGTCTGTGTGGCAGGCTTTGCCGTTAACTTCTTGATCAGTCCATTAGCTGTTCCATTTGGCATCTCTATTCCCCAAGCAGACACCTCGACCATGCTCCCGGTACTCATGGGTATGTTGGGTTTAGGTGGTCTTAGAACTGCTGAAAGACTTAAAGGAAAAGACAGAAAGTAGTTTTGTCCACCCTTTAGAGAACATACAGGAGAATCAACGATGTCTGGAAAAGGATCATCCCCTAGACCTATACCTAATCAGCAGCAATACGAAGAAAACTTTGATCGTATCTTTGGCAAAAAGAAAGAGCCTGAGTATGTCAAATGTGAGAAGTGTGGTAACTTCTGGAAGACAGATACTGCGAGTAAAAACCACACCTGTGACTGTAGTCTTATCGACAGTTTCTAGTCCTTTTTAACCTCAATGTGTGACCATAAAACCCCTAAAAGTCACGCTACTAAGCGTCCAGGCTACTCCTCCACAGCCCACGCTATTACTGCCCTCCAGGCCACCGGTCAGCTTATGTTGATCGGTGTTTTTTTGGAGTTTTGTCTACCCTTATAAGGCATATAGATTTACGACACGTAAGTTGATATACTCAATACGTAATCGAATGACAGGGTGGCTCCCGACAGTACTTCAGACAACAGCCTCTTGACCCACCACGGTGGACCGATCAAGGTAAAGACCCTGGCTAATCTGACAGAGATTAGTATGAAGGTCTACTGTTAATGTCGACTGACCAAAACAGTAGTCTCCAGGTGTCTAAAATGGTGGGCCCAGTAGGACTTGAACCTACGACCAATCGATTATGAGTCGACTGCCACAAGCAGCATCCACCGTTAGACACCTGTCAAGACCACCCTGGTCAGACCGACAGTAAGACATTCAACAACAGCAATTCATATCTACAAGGACCTTCGGGTCCTTTTTTTATTCCTGGAGGAAACATCATGAAAGCACAAGACTTTTTGCAACAACTCGACTATGTCGAATCAGTACCTGTTAAAAATCACTTTCAAATCAATGCTGTCTTAACAGACGGTGAAAAAGTAGTGATCAAAAAGAAATCAAAGAAACAACCTACTGCGGTTCAACTGTATAACTACCCTGTCAACGGTAATGCTTATGCACAACCTGGTCAATACTTTGCTTTTGCTAAGAGCATCGACAGTTGGTACAAGGACAGGCATCTAAAGACTTATTTAGTTAAACAACACGCTTAATCAACAGGCTCCTTCGGGGGCCTTTTTTATTCCTGGAGGAAATCATATGCAATATCAAGTTGGCGATACCTATGTAAGCAATCACGGCCACAAATATCGTGTTACAGATGTTGGTCGCACTATGGTCCAGGTGATTTCACTGGATCATCTTAAATACACCAAGGCTCACCCAGAGGGTTTCACAGGGTGGCAAACAGCCTTTTATACAAACGAGGTACAGGAGGCATGGCATGAGGATTCCTGATAAGCCTCCCTTCGATATCAACACTATGCTGCACCGCAAGGTGCGCTACGTGCTCGATAAGCAAGGTGATTTACAAGATGCCCTGTTGGACATAGTTACCCAGGGCAAACAAGAGTGGTCTGTACAAGAGTGGCAGCAGCTAATTGATGACATTCAAGCATCAGACCTAACCGTTGGCGAATACATTGGAGGATATGTATGAGTAGCAAACAAAGAAAGACCAGGGCAACCACCCTGGCAAAGAAACTGAACCAGGCGTTTCCTGGTTTGGACGCAGTGACCCTGGATAACTTCTATGGTCATGACAAGGTGGACCAGGATGGACTCTGGTTAAAAGGTTCAGAAGATGGTGTAGCCCCGGATGGCTATCCCTTCTTTGACTACTGGCAAGAGTTCGGTCCGATGTACAACAGGACGCTTGAGAACTTTGTCGAGAAACACGGCTTTTTCCTGGAGCCATATGACGCAGGAACACTCATGGCCCATAGGGGCTAATCACGCTCTCCTGGGGGTGGATTTAGTTTTGTCCACCCTTAGAGAGTATCACTTGAAATACTGAGGGAAACATCAATGGAAACTTTAATGTCATTTTTTGATAAACATGGTTCACGTGTTTGGAGAGGTAAGTACCTTAGAGACTGTCGTTTCATGATACAACGACTCAGTGACTTCAACGACAATAAGGAGAAGCCACTTAGTTCATTTAAAGCGTCAGACATCTACCCATTCACTGACTACTTAACCCAGTTAGGTCTAAGCGACTCAACTGTCAACCGTTACCTGGCATGCTACAGCGGACTATTTAGCCTGGCTGTTGAAATGGAGCAGGCTGAAGACGTTCCCAGAGTACGTTGGAAGAAAGTTAGTAAGTCTCGCCCACGTTACTTTACTGACCTAGAGATGAGTCATATGCAGGCATTTCTTAGAAACAGTAAGAACCCCTGGATAGCTGACTTCGTTATCCTGGCTGTAAACACTGGTATGCGCTTAGGTGAGATATTGTCTATTAACAATCCTAAGAGTAAGACCAAAGGCTATGTGACACCCTGTGGTTCATTCGTAACGCTGCAAGACACCAAGAACGGTGAAGAGCGTTTAGTACCACTGAACCTATCTGCTAAAGATGCACTGTATAGGCTGCATAACAGACCCTGGTCTCACTACAGCCATCGCAGGTTCTATGACACCTGGAGAGCTATGCGTGATGAGCTAGCACCTGGTGACGAAGACTACGTCTTTCACGTCTTGAGACACACGTGTGCAACTAAGTTGGCTATGGAACATAACGTGGATGCTATTACCTTGGGCAAGATCCTAGGCCATAGATCACAAGCAACAACTGCTAAGTATGTCCATACAAAACCTGCATCACTGCAGAACATCATGAAGAAACTTGATATGTCGGAGGCCTCGTAATGGGGCTTCCATTTAATTGCCATATGGACAATTGGCAACACTACGTAGAGCTGCAATACCAAAAGGAACTTGAGGCACGAAAGTTCTACAACATACCTGAGTGCTCTAAGCAGCACTTTTATGAACATCACCTGGCACAACTCATGAGTAACTTTGAGCAGTGTCTAATCGAAGGAGAAATAGTATGAGCGACATCGAGAATAACCTGGATCAGTTCCAGGAACTTTTAGAGCAGCACGACTGGTATTACGACCATAGTGATGACCACAGTGTTTGGAAACGAGGTGAAGAGATGGGCAGGCACATACGAAGGTTAGCTGATAGCTCATCAGAACACTTGGAGTTGTATAACAAGTATTTAAGGAGTGAAGTATGAAACTACAAGACTGGAGTGGTCCTATGGGCCTAGTTAACTGTTGTTCTGATGAGGATGACGAACAGCTGCACCAATACGCAAGGATGCGTAAGTGGGTAGACAAGGCTTCAATCAGTCTATCTAAAGCAATTAATAATCTGGAAGAAGTCCACTATACAAAGTACATGGACGATGAAAG